TGTCCATGCTATGACGGTGGTCACATGGGGTGGGGGTCTAATGGTCGGAGTCCCTTATATTATATGGTGTGTTATATAACAAAACCACCCCGTTAGGGGTGGTTTAACATAGTGTACTATAATGTTACAGTATTGTTACGAACCTTTGACCCATTTCTTGTTTTTGGGTTGTGCGGTCTTAGATTTGTCCCATTTAACTTTGTCTGCCCACCAAGCAGGGGACATTGGTCCTCGTGCAATGTTTTTGGCGTGACGGTTTTTGAACGCTGCGTTCTGTCCTGCTGTCTGATTGGTTTTGACACCTTGCTGACCAAACCTAAGTGTTTTGATTTGTCCGCCAGATTTGGCTACGACAATGTGAGACTTAGTAGGATGGCTGGGTGTACGCTTTGGTTTGTTGTAACCTGATACCCCTGCTCTTGCTAGTCGTGGGTCACGCTTTGATGTAGCCATTATGCTGTCCTTGCTTTCTTGCCAGCCTTCTTGGCTGCTGGAGTATTTGGAACAAACTGTTTACCCTGCTTAATACCTTTACGCTTCGCTGCCGTAGTGGCAGCGTACTGGGCGGGTGTCAGTTTCTTTATAGCCTTGGATGGCAGGTACCGTTCACCTGTAGCCTTAGGTCCCTGTGTGGATGGTTTACCAGATTTAGTAGTCCACTTCTCAGATGTCCACTTGCTAAGACTAGATTGTTTAGCGGTTTTTGGACCAGAGTATCCTCCACCAGCCTTCTTGTAGCGTTGTGCTACCAGTTGCGCTTTACGGGCAGACCACTGCCCAGCCTTACCCCCAGAAGTGCCAGCCTTAACGGAAGCAACAATTCTGGCACGCAACTCTGGTTTAGTGTAACCCATTACTTTTTCGGTTTCGGCTTCTTCTTAGCCAACAACTTAATTAGCACACGGTCCTGCTCAGTTATATTCATTTTCCATCCAATCATCATCCAAAAACGAGGTATGCTCAAACTGTTCAACAGTATGAAACAAAGACCTAAGAAACATTACCACAAAACCTAATGTGACAAAAACTGTCCCTACTATAACCAGCATTGTTCCTACCATAACACCCACCTTGTCCACGCTAAACATGTTTCTTGTTGTTTCTATTTTAGAATAGTATTGTCAATTACGCAGCCACACTACACTGCGTTTGTGTGGCACAACCTACTGGATTGTGCCCCCCCTACCCCCCCATACTAATATTGTGCTGTTCCCTATACAAGTTGAATACAAGTTTTCCCAAAACCCAACACCCACAACAAACCAACACAAAATGTAACACAACTGTAACAAAGATTTAACACAACTGTAACATCCCCACTAGGGAACAGTTAGTGTATTGTGGATGTCAGAAAACTCTAACACATTGGACACTAGGCAAGAAAAGTTTTTAAACTGGTTATGCACCCCAGCCAACGGCAGGGTGCCATCCAGTCAAAACCAGTATGCCAAAGTAGAAGGCGTGGACGAAACCACACTTAGACGCTGGAAAAAGAAACCTGCGTTTAAACAAGAATGGGAACGAAGAGTTAACGAACTTCAATCATCACCTGAAAGAACACAACAACTGCTGGACAATCTATTCCAGCGTGCTCTTGAGGGGGATAACAATTCGGCTAAACTGTATTTGCAGGCTACTGGTCGTTTGGCTCCAGTTCAATTTCAGGTTGAACATAGCGGTAAAGCCAGCGAGTTGTCTGATACGGAGTTGGCTGAGTTGATTGCCGCTGGGGCGGCTTCTGAGCAGCGTTTTCGTTTGGAAACTAAAACAGTAAAGGTTATTGATGACAACAACTAATGATGCCATTTTTGAGGCTTTGTCTGTTTCGTACCCAGACAGCGGTCAAACATTGGGTGACTTACTATATGCGTTTTGGTCTGACAATGGTTTACAGTACCGTGGAACCTTAGCATACCAATTCTTTAAGGATAATGGTGCTACGGGTGATACTTTAGGCGATTTAGCAAATAATTATTTTTCAGAAGTTTATCCTACCCAGTTTGATATTGAGAACTTTGACACGGACGATTATGAGGAATGGTTAGAACTGGCAATTTTTGACCGTTTTGACACGGTTGAACAACAAGTAATTCTCATCTAGGGAACAAAGGAACATAGTATATGGCAACTTTTAGCAAACTCATTCTCAGTGGTTCAACCGATGGCAAGGGTATCAAGGTCGTGCAAACGGCTACGGCTGGTACCACTATTCATACTGGTTCAAGCACAGCAACAACCATAGACGAAATTTGGTTGTATGCAGTTAACACAGATTCAACTGACCGCAAACTCACTATTGAGTGGGGTGGTGTTGCTTCTCCTGATGACCTGATTGAATATACGGTTAAAGCAGAAAACGGTTTGTATTTAATTGCTGCTGGTCTATTAATTAAGGGTAATGCTACTCCTTTGGTTGTTCGTGCGTTTGCTGCGACAGCCAATGTTATTTCAATCCATGGGTATGTTAACCGTATAACAGCGTAAGGTCATCTTAGATGCCTAGTTTATTGAAGAATACTTCAGGTGGCAAAGCCATCAGTGGCGGTTCTTTGGCTCCCCGTACTCGCCGTGGTAACACTAATCAGGTTGATGGTTATTGGCGTGGTGGCGGTGTTTCATTTTCTGTTGATTTTCTTGTTGTGGCTGGTGGCGGTTCAGGTGGTGGTGCAAATACGACAGGCAACAACGGCGGTGGTGGTGGTGCTGGCGGTATGCGTTCAACTGTCACAGGAACTGGTGGAAGTGGCTCACTTGAAACTCCGTTGAGTATTGATGCTGGCACTGAATATGTCGTGACAGTAGGTGCTGGTGGTGCGCCTACGGGCGGAACAGGCAAAGGTTCAAACGGTTCAAACAGCGTGTTCGCATCAGTTACTTCTACTGGTGGTGGTGCTGGTAACTACTCAAACCAAGCAGGTAATAATGGCGGTTCGGGTGGTGGTGGTGGCGATGCCGCTAACAAAGGTTTAGGTACATCAGGTCAGGGTTTTGATGGCGGTAATGGTTCGCATGCTGGCGGCGGCTATCCATGTGGCGGCGGTGGTGGTGCAAGTGCGGTAGGTGCTACTCCAATAGGCGGCAATAATTCTGGTGCTGGTGGTGCTGGTCGTGCAACTTCAATAACTGGTTCTAGTGTAACTGTTGGTGGTGGTGGTGGTGGCGGCATTTCGGCACAAGCAGGGACTAGTGCGGCAGGTTTGGGTGGTACTGGTGGCGGCGGTAATGGCGGCAGAGATGCTGTTGGTCAAAGCGGAACAGTCAATACTGGTGGTGGTGCTGGTGGTGGTGGTGGTTTGTCTGCTGACCGTTCTGGTGGTACTGGTGGCTCAGGTGTAGTTGTTTTGCGTTACCCTGTAGGATTTTTGATTACTGTTGGTGCTGGTCTTACTGCATCTCACACAAATACTTCTGATGGCGCAGGAAATCTTTATACACGATTAACTGCTGGTACAGGGAATGTGAGTTGGGCATAATGGCACACTACGCATTTATTGACGAAAACAATGTTGTGACCGAAGTTATAACAGGCATTGATGAGACAGAATTAATTAAAGGTATTGACCCTGAAACTTGGTACGGAAACTTTAGGGGGCAAACTTGCAAACGCACCTCATACAACAACAATATTCGTAAACAATATGCAGGTATTGGTTTTACCTATGATGAGGTAGCAGACGAATTTGTTCAACCACAACCATATCCTTCGTGGTCGTTAGATTCAAACAACGATTGGCAACCACCAACCCCTAAGCCTGAAGGTAATTTTTATTGGGATGAGGAGTCGTTGTCGTGGCTCGTTTCTCCCGTTGGCTGATATTCTTACCCAGCGTTGTCCTTGCTTTATTTAGCACAGTAACAAACGCTGAACCAATCCAAGGCTTAAACGCTACGGGGTATATCGTTACCGATATACCACCAACCAAGTCCGATACCCTTTATGAAACTTGTGGTTCGGAACTAGAAAACAACATTAACCGTAATTTTAATGGTGAACCGTTTCAGGATTGCCCTGATGATATGTTTATGGTTCATTATACGGGTTCTATTATTATTCCCGCACATGACACTATCAAGTTTTGGTTGGCTTCTGATGATGGCGGAACTATAAAGATTGGCGTGGACGAGTTCGGCTTTTGGGGTGACCAAGGTTGTTCTGCTACCGAATCAGGGTTTCTAGATTTGGATGCTGGTATCCAAAGTTTGGATGGCTGGTTTTATGAGAATGGTGGTGGGACTTGTTGGATGTTGGCTTGGAAAATTGATGATGAGCCTTGGCAGATTGTTCCTGATGAGGCTTTTATTGCGAATGGAGAATCATGGAGTACTACAACTGTTCAGACAAGTACGACTACAAGTGTTCCCGAAACAACAGTTGTGGAGACAACAGTTGTTTCTGTTCAGACATCTATTTATACCAGTACTTCGGTAACAACGACTTTGCCAGCGACTACGACCAGCGTGACGGTTGAGCAGTCCACAACGACCACAGAAGCCGAAGAGCAACCAGTACAGCAAGTACCTGTATGGGTTGAGCCTGAACCCATAGTAGAAACAACCACAGAAGATACGGAACCCATTCCAGTAATTCTAGAAGAAGTTGAAGAAATAACTGTGGAAACATATCCTGATTTTCCTGAGATTGTAGATGATGTTGTGGATGAGGTTGTTGTTGATGATACGGTTGCTGATTATATTATAACAGAGGATAGTCAACTTGAAGAAGTTATTGTTGAAGATACTATTGTTGATATATTAGACGAAACAGAGTTAGAAAAAATCCTTGAGGATGTTGAAACAATAACAGTAGAGGAAGCGGTTGCTGTTGCGCAGGATGCTGAGTTTGTTGAATCGTTGTCACCCTCTCAGGCTGTTGCGGTGTTTGATGCTGTTGTTGTTTCTGACCTATCTGAAGAACAGATTGATGCTATCGTTGAAGCAGTTCAGGATGCACCAACTGAGGTTCGTGAGGCGTTTGAGCAGGAGATAAATATTTTTGCTGAAGGTTTTGATGATTATGTTCCTTTGGGTAGTAATGTTCCTGTTGGTACTCGTAAAACCCTTATAGCAGTTGCGGCTGGTACAGCCGCTGTTGCATCTAGTTCCAGAAGGAACAAATAGACTACTATATGAAGAAAATTGTATCCGAAATCCATGGTTTAACTTGGACATTGGCTGGAACTGGTATGGTTCTAATCACTTTGTCTGGTTCAACTAGGACTTTAGGAATACAAATAACATTGGTAGCCATCATGGTTCACATGCTTGGCGCACTTTTAGGAGATAAAAATGAATAAGGTAAAAGATGTAGCAGGACGAATTGTTGCACTATTTTTGACCAACGCTCTTGGCGTTGTCACTGGT